ATCGCAGCCGATGGAGGGCCAGTCCCCCAACGACGCAGAATTTTTTAAGCTGATCAACCCGATAGCTACGTTTATCGTTGGGGCATTGGCTGGGCTTATGGCGGGGCAGGGCAATGGCTCTATGAAACCCAAGAAGCCAGACGAAGGAGAAGATAATGAGTTTCCTGAATAGTTTTGAAAGCAAAAGCGACGGCGTGAATGATACCGTTGAGTTTGTTGTGCGCGTGGCCATCGTCACGCTATCGGCAGTTATCCTTGTTGTTGTGCTGACACTGGCCGTAGGTCTATTTGTCCCCAACGACGTGGTTGATAGCACGGCCATCATTGAGATGATTAACCCTGCGTTCCAGACCATCATCGGTGCGTTCGTCGGCCTGCTGGGCGGCTTGAGCCTCAACGCCAATGCGCGTGACAAAGAGCCAGAGGTAGCGCCAGAACCCGAAGCGCCCAAGCCATACAGCGATCCGAACGGCACAGTCTTTATTGATGAGCCTGAAGAGGACGAAGACGACGACATGGAGCCGTGGGAAAAGTATCGCAACGACCTACGCTACGACGCCAACGGCGACGGCGTGGTTGACGAAAACGACTTCCCTGATTGGCGGAGTGCTGGCAAATGAGCCTTGTTGAACTGCAAAAGAAGATAGGAGTAACGGCAGATGGCGCATTCGGTCCGGGTACTTTTAGGAAAGCTGCGGCTTTTTATAAGCTATCACCTGATCGTGCTGCACATTTCTTCGCTCAAACTGCGCATGAAAGCGGCGGCTTCAAAGCATTCTCGGAGAATTTGAACTATGGCGCAAAAGGACTTCGCAGCATTTTTAGGAAGTATTTCCCTACTGATGCAATGGCTAAAGCGTATGAACGCCAGCCAAAAAAGATTGCTAATCGGGTATACGCAAATCGCATGGGCAATGGTGATGAAGCGTCTGGGGATGGCTGGAAGTTCCGTGGACGTGGCGCTCTCCAACTTACTGGAAAAGCAAATTACCAAGCTTTCGCAAGCTACATCGGACGACCCCAAATAATGGATAACCCCGACCTTGTGTCGGGTGAACTGTGTTTTGAGAGCGCGTTGTGGTTCTTCGACAAGAACAAGTTGTGGGGCATCTGCGATCAAGGCGTCGGCGACGCTGCCATTCTTGCCCTGACAAAGCGCATTAACGGTGGCACGCACGGCCTCGATGACCGCAAGGCCAAGACGAAGAAGTACGCCGCATGGCTTTGATGCCTAACTCAATCCTGTTATATGCCGTTGGCGGTGCGCTTATTCTTGGCGCGGCCTCTGGATATAAAGTCCGTGACTGGCAGTGCGATGCCGCATACGCAAAGGCGCTGGAAAAAGCTGAGAAGCTACGGGCCAAAAAACAAGAGGTAGTAGATAATGTTTCGCAAACCTACGAATACGAACGAGATCAAGCCAATGTCGTGGCAACCGAACGAACCAACACTATTCGTGAAATATACAAAACGGTTCCTGCCACCCCTGCTGATTGCGCTGCTCCTGATGCTGTGCGCGGGTTGCTCGAAAGCGGTGTCCGTGACGCCAATGCCGCTTCCTCCGGCAAACCTAGCAGCGAAGTGTCCGACGCTGAGTAATCCGCCACTGGTGCTGATCGACCCTGAACGGGCGCTCTGGGAAGCCGACATCATTGCAAAGTATACGGATTGTAGTGTAAAGCATCGCTTGACAGTTCAAGCATGGGAAGAGGCTGTAAAAATCCCAAATAAGTGATATAAGAACTTTAGTCTTACGCACAGGTAATTAAATGGCGCTTATCCCTATCAGTATCCCGCCGGGTGTTTACCGCAACGGAACCGAACTTGACAGTTCTGGCCGGTGGTATGACGTGAACCTTGTGCGCTGGGTTGAGGGGATGATGCGTCCCGTTGGTGGGTGGCAGGCGCGAACGTCTACGGCTCTGACGGGTAAAGCCCGTGGCATGATTGCATGGCGCTCTAACAACAGCACCCGCTACATCTCCGTCGGCACACATTCCAAACTCTACGCCATCACACAGTCCAGTGTGATCGTGGACATTACCCCTACAGGGTTTACACCGGGCAACGCGAATGCGACTGTCGGTGGCGGATATGGCGTCGGTCTTTACAGTGCTGGCTTCTACGGTACACCACGCCCAGACGTTGGCGTTGTTACCCCGGCCACGACTTGGACGCTGGATACATGGGGCGAGTATCTCGTCGGCTGCTCAAACTTTGACGGCAAGATTTATGAGTGGCGGTTAGATACGACAACGCCGACAAAGGCTGCTGTCGTAACGAACGCGCCAACATCTAACACTGGCGTTCTAGTCACGAACGAACGCTCGATGTTTGCTCTTGGTGCGTCCGGCAATCCGCGCAAGATTGCATGGTCCGATCTTGAAGACAACACAGTCTGGACGCCAGCATCCACGAACCTTGCCGGTAGCCTTGAGTTGCAGACGGGTGGCAAAATTATCACAGCCAAGCGTGTTCGCGGTCAAGTTCTCGTTCTTACGGACATTGACGCGCACGTCGTGTCCTATGTCGGCCAGCCATTTGTATATACATCTGAGTTCGCTGGTCGTGCGTGCGGCCTTGCTGGGCCTAACGCCATTGCCGTTCAGGATAACTTCGCGGTCTGGATGGGTTCGCGTGGCTTCTATATGTATGACGGTTACGTCAAAGCTGTGCCATGCGAAGTGTCGGACTATGTGTTTTCCGACATCAACCAAGCGCAGATCAGCAAGGCTTACGCCGTCAACAACTCGCAGTTCGATGAGGTGTGGTTCTTCTATCCATCGGCCTCCAGCCAAGAGAACAACCGCTATGTGATTTGGAACTACGCCCAGAACAACTGGTCGATTGGCTCGTTGGGCCGTTCAGCCGGTATTGACCGTGGCGTGTTCGCCAACCCATTGATGGTGTCCGATGACGGCTTTATCTACGATCACGAAATCGGGATGAACCACGGCACGGAAAGCGTGTTCGCCGAGACAGGGCCAGTGCAGATTGGACAGGGCGACAATATCTTGTATATCAACGAGATGATCCCAGACGAACGCAACCAAGGCGAAGTCACTGCGACCTTCTCTTCTCGCTATTATCCAAATGGCGATAAGCAGACGTTCGGCCCTTATACCCTGACGAACCCTACATCTGTCCGCTTCAACGGCCGACAAATACAGATGAAGGTAACGGCCACCAGCAACACTGATTGGCGGGTTGGTACGCAGCGGCTTAATGCTATACCGGGTGGGCGTCGATGAAACTAAAACTGCCCCCGCCTCCTGCGCAATATGATCCGCTGTATGAGGCGCAGCGTAACCGCCTTATTGAGCAGGCGATGAATATGAAGTATACGATGGGCGAAGATGTGTTTATCCACCCGCCAGCTAGGTTGATTATGGTTGACGCAGATGGCCATCACGTCGAGATTTATGTAACTCACTCTGAACAAGTCAGAGCGCGGCATGTCTAATGGGCTGTCAATCGGTTTATTTTTGTGTTAATAACGAAGGATTAGGCGGGTAGACCGCACGGGGAATATAATGGCGACTACAACAACCACTGCACAGCAACTCAATCCTTTCATTCAGGATATTCTGGCGCGTAACTATGGGGCCGCACAGCAAGTCGCGGCTATCCCGTATCAGGCGTATCAGGGGCCACGCGTCGCTGGGTTCCGCCCAGCCGAAGAGCAGGCGTTCCAGACGGCAATCGGGGCTGCGACCCAGCAAGTCGGGATGCCGCAACTTCAGCAAGCCACCCAAGTTGCCCAGCGTGCGGCAGGCTACTCGCCACAGCAGTTTCAGCAAGATGTCTCCGGCTTCATGTCGCCGTTCCAGACCAACGTCATCGACGCCACGATGGCTCGACTGGCACAGAACCGCGCCGAGCGTGACGCTGCTACCAAGGCTCAGCTTGCTTCTTCGCGGGCATTCGGCAACGAACGTCGCGGCGTATATGAGGCGCAGCTTGCGGGCGAAGAAGATTTGAATACGGCTCAAACGCTGGCGAACCTGTACAGTCAGGGATACTCGCAAGCCGCTGGGCTTGCACAAGGTCTGCCGGGTCAGCAGCTTGCGGGTGCAGCCGCTCTGTCTGGCTACGGCCAACAGGCGCTTGGCAATCAGCAGGCTTACGCTGCGATGCTTCAAGGTGCAGGCCAAGCACAGCGTGGCATGGCTCAGCAGAACCTCGATCTGGCTTACAAGGACTTCCTCGAACAGCGCGGCTTCCCGCAGCAGCAGCTTCAGACGTTGCTCATGGGATCGCAGGGTCTTCCATCCCCCGTTACGCAAACGACAACTGCACCCGGCCAGTCAACGCTCGGCCAAGTTGGTTCGGCTGCGTCCACGATTGGCGCTCTCCTTGAACTATTTAAGAAGGGTTAATTAGATGGCGCTCCCGATGGATAACTTGATGCGTTTGCTTGTTCCGAACCGCACTCCTCCAAGTGGCGCGGCTATGCCTACTATTGCTACGGCAGGTGTCATGCCTCAAGCCGCGCCAGCCGCACAGGTACAACCCCAGCTTTCGCCGACGGCGAAATATATCGCGGATATGCAGGCTCTCATGAGCGGTGGTATCGGAAAGTTATCAACCGGCGAAAAGATCAGCGCGGTTGGTCAAGTACTTCAGGCTGCGGGTAGCCGTGGCGCTGCCGATCCGGCCGCTGTTCTTCAAAACGTCCGCCAGCAGCAGATGCAAAAGCTGAACACGCAGTATCAGATTGCGCAGTTGCAGCAGCAGGCGCAGCAAGAAGCGCAGCAACGTGCTGCTATCGAAAAGTATAAGATTGCGCTGGAGCCGGATGAAATTAACGCGCTTGAAGGTTTGCCCCTTGAAAAGCAGGCGGAGAAAGTTGCGGAGATTGCATTCCGTCAAAAGCAACTCTTTAGCCGCGACCGTGATCCCGTCACCGGCAATGTGCGACTGACATACAGCGGCGGGGATGTGGTTGTTACCAACGAGAAGATGCCTGCTAAGACACGCGAAATCGACGTTGGCGATGCTGTAGAAATTTATGATGAAGACACAAACAGACTTGTCATGTCAGTACCGAAGCGCATGAACGCATACCAGATTGCAAGCCTTGCGCGTGAGGATAGGCGGGAAGCGCGACTAGCACGCGGCGGAGGTGGTGGCGGAGCTACCAATCTTCCCCCGCCAACCGTTAAGATTATAAACGGCAAACCAACTAATGTTCAGTGGGATAAGCGTAGGCAGAAGTATGTGCCTTTTAACCAACCGGGGTTGGGTATTCCTAACAAAGGTGATATACTAGCCGCTAACTTAGCGCCCGAAGTCGCGGCGCTTTTGAGTGGTATACGCGGCGTAGAATAAGGAGCCTTCATGGCCGAGGCAAAGCCGAAAGGCGCACCAGTATTTCTGGAAATTCCTGCCACTGGGGAGACGATCACGCTTCCCGGTGTGACATCGCTCAGCAGTGACGACGAACTTAAAGCTGCGGCCGATGCTTGGATTGCGAAGAATTATAAAGGCCCATTAACCGCAGCGCCTATTGTTCAGCGCCTACCCGCCATACCTTTTGACCAGACGAGCGCCACCGCGCCAAGTGAAGAGGTTAGGGTAACTGCAAACCGCCAACCAGAACTAACCGCGTATACCCCGACTACCCTTACGGGTGGCGTCTATGATTTACTTCAATCCGGTTTTGCAACTTTAGCAGATTTCATTCCGGGTTTTGATGAACGCCGGGCCAATGACTACGCCAGTAATATACTTAGGAATATCAAAACCGGTACTGAAGGCATACTCGGTATTGAACAAACCGAACGTAGTGCCGGTGACATCGCAATGGGTCGCGCAACACCTGAGGATTACTTCAACGTTGGGCTTCTCGCCCTACCATTTGCGGCTAAACCCGTATCGGCGGGGTTCCGGCGTGTTGCACCGGGGACTAGCGCGGCTATTGGCCGCTTTGCTACTGGCCCTGTCGCAGTTGCAGATGAAATTGCAGCAGCGGTTCCAGAAGCGGCGCTGTCCCCAGAGATGGCCGCAGTTGCTAGGCCCGTTACTCCGGCTCCTGCCGCGCCAAGCACACGGCCAAGGGCGCAGGCTGTTGAGTTGCCGGAAGCCCCCGTGGCCGCAGCAGCGATCCCTGAAGCTGCGGTAGCACCGACACCGGAAGCCATTCCCCCCGCTATTACGGTGGAGCGTGTAGGCGAGATGCGCGCAAGCGCCGAAGACGTTATCAAAGGCATGGCTGCGGGCACGCCTGACGCACCTGTACCGGAACGTATCGGCACGCTGAAAGCTGCAAACTTCCAGACGACAGATGAGACCAAGCGGTTTTTATCCGACGTAGCAAAGGCTAATAAGGACTTTCCTGAAGCCCGACGCGGCACGATGACGATTTCGGAGATCAATGAGTTATCGAAGGACGTTAATCTTAAAGACATCCTCGGTCGTAAAATCAGTATGCCTCTAAACGCCGAGCAAATTCAGGCGGCGAAGAGTGTTGTTTACCAGAACACCGAAGACGCAATAGCGAAAGCAAAAACATGGGTGGCCTCTGGTGGTCAAGACCCTGTAGCTTTCCAAGAGGCGATGGATAGTCTTGTTTCTAACACGGCTTTCCTTGAGACACTTCAGGGTGCAAGTTCCGAACTTGGCCGTGCAATGCGCGTTCTTCGAGAGCGTCCGTCCGTCGATCTTTCGATTGCCATGAAGCAGCTTCTCGAACAGCGGGCTAAAGGGGTATCAACTGAAGAGTTGATCCAAAGCCTTGCGACATTTGACGACCCTTCCTCCGCCGCTAAGTTTGTTGGCAAAATTGCAACGCCAACATGGAAGGATAAGTTCAAAGAATATTACATCAATTACTGGCTATCCGGTATTAAAACTCAATCAATCAACCTTGCATCAAACGTGCTGACGGCGGTGTCCCCGATTATAGAAAAGCCATTGGAAGCGGGTATCGGCGCGATACGACGCACACCTGATCGGGTTACTTTCCGTGAAGTCGGAGCGCGGGTAGCAGGAATGCGCCAAGGTACACGCGAAGGACTTAAACTTGCGGCGCAGGCATTTAAGACGGGGGAGGCGCAAAGCCGAGTAACGCGGCTCGATGTCCAGCGCAATGCTATCGGTGGGCCAATCGGTGAAGTCATCCGCATCCCAACCCGTCTTTTGCTTACGCAGGATGAGTTCTTCAAATCTATTGCCCGCCGGGGTGAATTGAACGCACAGGCGTTCAAAAAAGCCTTCGACGAAAGCGGCGGTAATAAGCAAAAGCTGGACGAGTTGTTTGCTAAGTATAAAGAGGAACCAACCGAAGCCATGCAAAAGGCGGCGGAGCGGGAGGCCGAGTACCGTACGTTCCAATCCGAACTTGGGCCAACAGGCAAAGCCTTTCAGCGGTTCCTAGCGCAATCCCCTACCGCTTCGTTCATTGTTCCATTTTTCAAATCTCCGGCCAATCTTTTAAAGTACGCAGCAGAGCGTTCCCCCCTCGCGCCGCTGTCGGATAGATGGCGTGCGGAGATTAAGGCTGGCGGGCGGCAGCGCGATGAGGCTTTGGCGAAACTATCGCTCGGTATTGGCGCGACTGGTGCGTTAGTTAGTTACGCACTTGAAGGGAAGATTACCGGCTCTGGGCCTACCGATCCTAAAGAAAGAGCGGCGTTGCTGGCGACGGGTTGGCAGCCGTACAGTATTAAGGTGGGCGATACTTATATATCCATTGGTCGGCTCGATCCATACGCCACGCTCTTCGGTGCGGTGGCTGACGCGGTAACCGCCAAGGATTATATGACGCAAGAGGAATACGAAAAGGCACTAGCTTTCATTCCTTTTTCTATCGCGTCCAACATCGCTCAGAAAACATATCTGCAAGGCTTCACTAACCTTTATGAAAGCCTTGCTGGCGATTACGCGGACATTACGACCGTTGAAAAGTTTATACGAGACACCACCGCTGGCCTCGTGGTTCCCAACTTGTTCCGCCAAGCAGGGGCCGCGATTGATCCGCAAGTGCGCGAAGCAAATTCAATCATCAAGGAAGTGCAGAACCGTATCCCGGTTATTCGCGGCAACACCTTCACGATTGCGGGAACGGACTACGACATCAATCGGGTCCCTAATAAACTCAATGTTTGGGGCGATCCGATTACGCGGACAGGCGCGCTGCCCGTAGCCGGGCGCGGCGCTATCGAACAAGTAGGCGCTATCTCGTTTAACCTATTGTCGCCGGTCGGTATGTCCACCACAACAAAAGACCCATTCTTGAAAGAGATCGGGCGGCTTCAGCTTGGCGTTGCGCCTCCCAAAAAGGAAACAACACTGTCGATCAATACCGGCGCAGAAAAACCAGTGAAGTTTAAACTTGAACTTTCGGATCGAGAACGCCGTCAATTTACATTTGTTTCAGGTAAACTCGGCAAGGCTCTTATAAAGGCCGATATGGCTACACCGGAATGGAAAGGGCTAGACGACGATGACCGCCGCGCTCAGGTGCGGAAGCGTATGGAGTTTTCTCGGTCGGTATTCCGAAAGACATTTGCAACGATGGCGCTTAATCGATACGTAGAAGAGAACCAAAAACTCCCACCAGTACAGCCGTAGGTGAAGTAATGGCCAAGAAGACTAGCGTTAAAGACATGACATGGCGGCCGCAGCCAAAGTCCAAGCGTCGCCACAAACCCGACGGGCTTCGCCATCGTAAGTCTTTGGGGCCACGCAGTCACTTGCGAACTAGCTTCTAATACTATACACATCGCCCATGAAGTTCATGGGCATTGATCCCGGCGCGTTCGGGGCTGTCGCTATTCTGGATAAGGATAGCCGAGAACTTGTCATCATCGACATGCCTACTTTAAAGGTCAAGCGCGGGCCGCGTGTCGTCAATCAGGTTGACGCGCACATGCTGGCCGATGCTTTGCGCGGTCACGTCACCGCCGATACTTCCGCTCTTATTGAGAAGGTTCACGCCATGCCCGGCCAAGGTGTGTCTTCGATGTTCAGCTTCGGCCGGGCAGCGGGTATCGTCGAAGGTGTCCTTGCTGGCCTGTCTGTATCTTTTGAGTTGATACCGCCTGCGACTTGGATTAAGTCTATGCGCACGTTCGGAGGGAAGGACGGTAGTCGGCAGCGGGCGCAAGAGTTGTTCCCGGATTACGCCCATCTCTTCGCACGGAAAAAGGACGACGGACGGGCCGAAGCTGCGCTTCTCGCCTGTTACGCCGCTGAGAGGGAACAACATGAACCACCTATTCGATTACCAAAAAGTCGGCGCAGACTTTCTTTGTAAGAACCCCGCCGCATTCCTTGCCGATGAGCAGGGCCTTGGAAAAACACTTCAAGTTATCGCAGCGTGTGATACACTCGGCCTGACAAAGATCGTTGTGATCTGCCCAGCCATCGCCAAGATTAACTGGCGTCGTGAGTTCGAGCGATGGGGAACCGTCGAGCGCGAAGTCAAGGTGTTCAGCTACGACAAGATTACCCAGTCGAAGGAGGTCCGCAATGAGATTGCCAAGTTTGAGCCAGACGTTCTTGTGTTGGATGAAGCGCATTATCTCAAGAACCGTACTGCTAAGCGCACAAAGTATCTATATGGTCAGTACTGTCGCGGCGATGGCCTTGTTCGTTTCGCTGATCGTGTTTGGCTTCTTAGTGGTACTCCCATTCCTAACAACGTCAGTGATTTCTGGACACATCTCAAAGCGATTTGGCAGTACCCTCTAAACTTCGCCGACTTTACGATGTATTTCTGCAAGACTTGGAGCGGCCAGTTCGGTCTTCAGGTTCTTGGCAATAAGACCGAACGCATGGCTGAGTTCAAGACCGTGCTGAAAGCAATCATGCTGCGCCGTAAAGGCGAGGTTGTGCTGAAAGATTTGCCGCCGATCTGGTGGCAAGACGCGCCGGTCGAGATTGACAACTGGAACGACAGGAAACACATCGACGATCCACGCCAAGCCGAAGCGGTCGATATGATCCTCGCGCATTCGCTGACAAATCAAGACTTGTCTACCGAGATCGAGAGCATCGCCCCGCACATCGCGTCACTACGTCGGCTGACAGGTGTGGCCAAGGCAGCGCCCATCGCCACACAGATAGCGGGCGAGTTGGCTGATGATGCCTACGATAAAATCGTAATCTTCGCCTACCACACCGACGCAATCCAGACGCTTTACGATAGGCTGAAGGACTTCAACCCTGTGGTGGTTGCAGGCGGTATGGCTACAGCCGACCGTCAGGCGGCGATTGATAACTTCCAGACCGACCCGAAGGTGCGCGTATTCATCGGCCAGATTACGGCCTGCTCGACAGCGATCACATTGACGGCTGCTAATCAGGTGGCATTCGCAGAACTCGACTGGGTTCCGGCGGTGAACGCGCAGGCGGCTAAGCGTTGCCACCGCATCGGCCAGACAAAGCCCGTCATCGTGCGGACCTTTGGCCTTGTCAATTCTGTTGATGAGATTGTGGCTAAGACCTTAGCCAAGAAAGCCCAGATGATTTCTGAGGCTTTAGATTAAGAAGGGCCGGGGCGACTTCCAAACTCCCCGGCCCTCCCCTTCACTTAGAGCAAATCGTCAAGGTCCGAGATGTCTGCGGACGGACGTTCCGTCGCAGTGAACTCGTCCGCAGCAGACAGACGGCCGTCCATACGGGGGCCATCGCCTACCTTCTGAAGATTGCCCAGTGAGAAGGCAACGCCATTGTTGCCGTTCACGCTGTACGCATACGCCCGCAGTGAGGCGCGAACCTTTGCACCCGGATAGATTTCCTTGGGGTCAGTAATCGGAGCAGGCTTGCCGTTCTCGCCAGCAAACTTGCTGACCACACCGGGCTGCTGCTTCGACTTGACGTTCATGAAGACTGACCCTTCAGGGTAGCCCTTCTCTTCGCCATCGTTGCGGAAAGGCATACGGATTTTGCCGCCTTCCATCAACGACTTGGTCTTGTCTCCCCACTTCTCCTTGGCCACTGCAGCCGCCGTCGCCTTCAGTTCGGACATGTCAGTCCCATCAAGGAATACAAGGCAGCAAGAATAAACTGGCTCACTTGCACCCGGAGGGGTCTGTGGTTCGAACACATGCGGGTAAGAGATAACGGCTTCAGGTGTAATAACTTTGGACATCGGTGTTTCCTTATTCAACGTTGAACTCGTCTGCTGCCAACAGGGCAACAGCCGGACGGTTATCTGTATCAGCGACCATTGATGTGCCGGATGATACAGCTATGACGAGCGATGTCGGCAAGTTCTTCTTGCCCACGATACGCTCGATCTGCGGTGGCGACTTCAACTTCTTTTCGTAGATGTCGTCGTCATCGAGACCTTCTTGTGCGGCCCAAGCCACAAATTCTTCTTCAACACGCCAGCGACGGGTCGGTCGTTTCTCAACCAGCTTGTAGCCGGGAAGCCCACCGCCAGTTTCTAACAGGCTATTGGCGTGGCGGCGCAAAGACTTGATCCACTCTTCAATCAGCGGAACCCTTTCCAGAAAGTCCGCGACT